GTCTGGAACAATTGACCCCACTCATGGTGGACAAGTCGAATCAGCCGACCGGTTATCTTGATTCAACTTTTTTGGAGTATTCACCATGAGTGACCAAATTTCTACTGCATTTGTGCAGCAGTATTCGACAAACGTCGGTCTGTTGCTTCAGCAGCGTGGCTCGAAGCTGCGTGATGCTGTTACCGTCGGTTCCTACACCGGCAAGGCTGCAAAAGCCGTCGAGCAAATCGGCTCGGTGACTGCGCAAGCCCGTACCAGCCGTCACAGCGACACCCCGCTGATCTCTACCCCTCACGATGCTCGCTGGGTTTTCCCAACGGACTACGAGTGGGCCGACCTGATCGACGATCAGGACAAACTGCGCATGCTGATCGATCCGACCAGCCCCTACGCAATCAACGGTGCCTACGCCCTTGGCCGCGCCATGGACAACTTGATCGTTTCTGCCGCTCTGGGCTCTGCCAAGACTGGTGAAAACGGTACGACCACAACTTCCTTCGCCACTGCTACCCAGCAAGTGACCGTGGGTGGTACTCCTGCTGGTCTGACAGTTGCCAAGCTGCGTTCTGCCAAGAAAATCTTGTTGGCCAACGAAGTGGACGTGGAAATGGACCCCCTGTACATTGCCGTGACCGCTAAACAGTTGGACGACTTGTTGGGCACTACCGAAGTGACTTCTTCTGACTACAACACCGTCAAAGCACTGGTGCAAGGTCAAGTTGACACTTTCATGGGCTTCAAGTTCATTCACACTGAACTGTTGGGCACTGATGCTTCCAGCTACCGCCGTGTGATCGCTTGGGCTAAGTCCGGCTTGCACTTGGGCATGTGGAATGACATCAATTCCCGCATCGACCAACGCGCCGACAAGTCGTATTCGACTCAGGTGTACGTCAAGGGTACCTTTGGTGCCACACGTACCGAAGAGAAGAAAGTCGTCGAAATCTTGTGCGCTGAGTAATAGGAGAACGAAATGGCTGAAACTTACGCAAGTGAAATCTCTGGTCAATCGACCACTCCTACTACCATGGCAAACGGTGGCGTTGTCGGTGGCCGTGTGCGCCGCTTCCGCGCTACCATCACCTTGGCTTCTCAAGCATCTGGTGACACTGTTGTGTTGGCAAAGGTCCCCGCTGGCCACGCCTTCGCATACGGTGTGATCAACGCTTCTGCAACCTTGGGTGCATCTGCCACTGTGGCTATCGGTACTGCCGCTTCTGCTGGTAAGTATCGTGCTGCTGCTGTGTTCACTGCCGCCGCTCCAACATTGTTTGGTGTGTCGACTGCTGTGGACGACAGCGCATTGACCGCTGAAGAAACAGTGATTTTGACTGTTGGTACCGCAGCTCTCCCAAGCTCTGGTACAGCAATCGTTGATCTGTACTTCTCGGCTCCCTAATTTTTAGGGTTTAAGCAGGGGGTCTCGGCCCCCTGCTTTTGATTTTTCAGGGGTGCTCCAATGCCAAGCGTCGTCGACATCTGTAACAAGGCTCTGGATAAACTGGGCCATGGTCCCATCACCAGCCTCGAAGATGGCACGAAAGCGGCCAACCTCTGCAATCGAAATTGGGGCATGGTTCGTGATGAGGTCTTGAGAGACCACCCGTGGAACTTTGCCGTCAAGCGCACATCCTTGGCCGCATCCACAGAAGCACCCTCATGGGGCTTCACATACAAATTCCCCCTGCCTTCTGACAACTTGCGCCTTTTGGAAGTGCGCGATCTGTCAACGGCTGAGTATCAAGTCGAGTCTGGCCACATCTTGGCCAACGATGCGATTCTTTACATTCGGCACATCCGCAAGGTGACCGACCCCAACGAATACGATCACAGTTTTGTCAATGCCGTGGCGGTGCGCTTGGCTTTTGAGCTGTGCGAATCGTTGACCCAAAGCAGCACTAAAAAAGGTGAGCTGTGGGAAGAGTACAAGCAGTCCAAGATCGATGCCAAGGGTGTCGACGGACAAGAAAACCCACCACAGCAGTTTGAAGAAGACGAGTGGATCTCGGTGAGGTACTGACATGGCAAAAGCATCCCCGATGCAAAATTCCTTCAATGCCGGGGAACTTTCCCCGCAACTGAAGGGCCGCGCAGACCTTGAAAAGTATCGCAATGGTTGCGATACCATGACCAACTTCTTCCCTCAGATCCACGGCCCTGCACGCAAGCGCCCGGGCACCCGATTTGTCCGCGAGGTCAAAGACTCGACCAAGGCAGTGCGCCTGATCCCCTTCGAGTACAGCACCGAGCAGGCCTACGTCATCGAGATTGGCCACAACTACATCCGGTTCTACGCCGATGGCGGCGTGGTGCTCAGTGGTGGCTCACCTTATGAGATCTCTAGCCCATATGCCAGCACCGAGTTGGCTGACTTGGACTATGCCCAGTCGGCAGACGTGATCTACATCTCGCACCCCAGTTACCCGCCGTACAAGCTGGCTCGCCTTGGCGCGACCAGTTGGACAATGACTGCGGTCACATTCGACTGGCCACCATTCACCGATGAGAACGTGAGTGCTGTCACAATGACTGCATCCGCTGTTACAGGCAGCATCACGATCACCGCATCGACATCCACCTTTGTGTCTGGCGATGTTGGCTCGTACTTCAAGTTCTCCGAAGTCATCGAGTCCAAGTACGACCAGTGGACCACAGGTGCGTCGGTCAGTTCTGGCGCATTCCGTCACTACGACGGCAACCTGTACGAAGCCAGCAGCACCGGCACCACCGGCTCACGTCCTCCGATTCACACCGAGGGCACTGAGAGCGATGGCACTGTGAGCTGGGTGTTCCGTCACAGCGGTGCAGGTTATGCTCAAGTGACCGCATACACCAGCGGCACACAGGTCAGCGCGACTGTCATTGACCGGTTGCCTGCCAGTGCCACATCGGCCACCAAAAAGTGGGCCGAGGGCTCGTGGTCCAGCCGCCGTGGTTACCCTCGCTCCGTCACCTTCTACGAGGACCGTTTGTGGTTTGGCGGCTCGGCATGGCGACCACAGACCCTGTGGGCCTCCACCAGTGGTGACTACGAGAACCACCAGTACGGAACCAACGACGACGATGCGCTGAACTACACCATCAACACGCAGGACATGAACACGATCCAGTGGCTCAGTCCCAGCAAGGTGTTGGCCATCGGCACATCCGCAGGCGAGTTCACACTCAGCGCCAGCTCGATCAGCGACCCCGTGACACCGACAAACGTCAAGATCACGCCGCAGACGACCTATGGCAACGCTGCCAACATTCGCCCCTTGCGCGTGGCCAGCTCCATTTTGTTCGTGCAGCGTGCTGGCCGCAAGTTGCGCGAGTACGTCTACAACTTCGAGACTGACTCGTTTGTTGCGCCCAACATGAACGTGTTGGCCGAGCACATCAGCGACACCGGTTTTATTGACTTGGCATATCAGCAGGAACCAAACCAGATCGTTTGGGCACCTCGCGCTGACGGCACCCTCACTGGCATGACCTATGAGCGTGCTGAAGATGTCGTGGGCTGGCATGAGCAGGATGTCGGCGGTGAAGTCGAATCCGTGGTGACTGTCCCTCACTGGGACGGCGACCAAGACGTGCTGTTCATGGTGGTCAAGCGCACCGTGGACGGCAGCACCGTGCGGTACATCGAGTATTTGGAAAAATACTTGACCGGTAACGAGGCGTTCTATGTCGACTGCGGCTTGACCTATGACGGCAGCCCTGTGACCACCATCACCGGCCTTGATCACCTCGAGGGTGAGGAAGTGTCCGTGCTGGTCGACGGTTCAGTTCACCCCACCCGCACTGTAAACAGTGGCGAGATCACACTGAACCGCGAAGGCTCTGTTGTGGTGGTGGGTCTGGGTTACACCGCCACCATCAAGACGATGCCGCTGGAGGCAGGTGCACAAGACGGCGTGGCGCAGGGTAAAACCATGCGAATCCACAATCTGGTCATGCGCTTGTACGAGACAGGCGCTGGTCTGTGGTACGGCCCCAGCGAGACCGTCATGGACGAATACCACCCCCGACGCACTGGCGATTTGATGGACGAAAGTGTGCCGCTGTTCACAGGCGACACCTCGATCCTGCCATGGCCCGGCGAATACCAAAATTCACCCCAAATCACAATTCAGCATCGACTGCCGCTGCCGTGTACACTTGTCGCATTGATGCCTCAAGTTCACACCTATGATCGTTAGACCTTGGCAAAAAGGTGACACGGAAAAGGTCCAAATCCAACAAGCCCAGTCCTACATGTACGGGGCACCTGAGATTACAGCCGACCTGACCGAGTTGTCCACAGCCGGGCTGGCGTGGTCATTCGATGATAATGGTGAGATTTTGGGGATTGCCGTAGTGGCTCCACAGTGGGAGAATCGGGCAATGGCGTTGGTTTTGATGTCGGAATCAGCGGGCAGGCATTTTCACAAAATCCACAGAGCTGTCAACAGGTTTCTGGATATTGCAGGGTTTCGACGGGTTGAGGCCACAGTGGATGTGGGGTTTGACGCAGGGGACCGCTGGATGAAGATGCTGGGGTTTGAATTTGAAGGGTTGATGCGAGCATACCGTCCAGACGGGGCAGACATGAAGCTCTACGCGAGGATCACATAATGGCTTTTATAGCACCTTTGGCTTTTGGCACGGCAGCTACCGCAACAACAGCAGCCACTGCTGGTCTGTTTGGATCAGCCGGGGCATTTGGACTGGGTACCACACTGGCCACAGTCGGCACAGGGCTTGGCATCGCAGGTGCAATCAAAGCCGGTCAAGCCACATCAGACGCTGCCGATTACAACGCCCAAACCTCGATGATCGAGGCGCAAGCCGAAGAAACCCGCCGCCGCGCTCAAGCCAAGCAGCAAATGGGCGCACTGCGTGCCAGCATCGCCAAGTCCGGTGCCACATCCGAAGGCACCCCTCTTTTGGCAATCACCGAATCCGCAGCCAATGCCGAGATCGATGCGCTCAACGCACAATGGTCTGGCAGTCGTCAAGCGCAGGCAATGCTCATGCGCGGCAAAGCTGCACGAACCGAATCCTATTTCCGTGCCGGTACATCGCTGATGTCTGGCCTAAGCCGAGTCATGTAAGGACACACAATGGCAAAACTTCCTATTTACGAAGTGCAATCGCGCCCACAGGGCGGTCAAGTATCCCCTGAAGCAATGGGTGCCGGTATTGGCCAAGCCGTTGCAGACATGGGCGCAACCTTGACAGACATCGGCGTGGCCACCCAGCGTCGCCAAGAGGTCATTGACCGTGTCCAGTTGCTCAACTCGTTTGACCAGACCGCAGTGACCGACCTCGAGGCTGTGCAGGCCGACGGTAGCATCGCCAGCAAAGACACCGTGGACAAATACTCGAGTGCTCTGCGCCAGCGTATGGACCAAGTGCTCAACCAGCACAAGGGCAGTTCTGCCAGCCGCGCCGAGCTTCGTGCGCAGCTTGAGAACCAAGCTGGTCAGTACACCAAGACGGCCATGGGCGCTCAGATCAAGGCGCAGTACACCATGATTGGTGAGGCCGCTGACAATGCTGCCAATAAGTACGCTATCACAGCAGGTTTAGCACCTGACCAGATGACCAATGCATTTGCAGCATTTGACGTAGATTTGGACAAGTTGCAAGGCGCTGTCAGCAAAGATCAAATGGATCAGTTCCGCAAGATTGGCCGTTCCCGAATTGCCGATGGTGCCATCCGTGGATTGCTTCAGCGCGGCAACTTTACAGAAGCCGAAAAGCTGCTTAAAGACCCCGCAATCGGCGGCATGCTCAACTCTGACACAACTCGTCAACTCACCATGGATGTGGCAGTTGACAAGTACAAATCTGAGAAACAGGTCAAAGAGCAAGAGCAGAACGTGGCTCAGTGGACTTCTGTTCTCAAGCGCAATTTGACACTTGAAGAGCAAATGCGCGTGCGCATGTTGCCTCAGAAAAAGGCCGAGTACACCTTGGCCGACAAAATCACTGAGTTGGAGCTGGTACAGGGTAAACCCGCAACCTCGGCACAGGTCACCGACTTGATGGGCATGCAGGGTACAACTGGCATGTTCGGCAACAGTTTGCAAGGCATGGCCTTGAACTTTGTGACAACCAATGCGACGGCTTACGCCAACGGCATGCTGTCGCCTGAGCAGGCCCGTCAGTTCGAGGCTTCTTACAACGAGGCTTACAAACCAATCGAGAAGCAAGATCCTCAGACCGGCTTGTGGACTCGCATTGCCCCGGCGATCCCAGCGTTTGCCCAGCAAGCCTCGCAGCGCGGCGCTCGTTTCTACAACGGTCTGGGTGCTCCTGCTCCTCAGACCAACCAGATGCCTGCTGTAACCGGCGTTGTGACATCTCCAGCCCCTCAGCCTGCCGCTCAACCCGCTGCCCAACCTGCAGCCGGTGGTCAGCCTGCGCCAGCAGCTCCCGCGCAGCCCGGTGCTGCCACAGCTCCTGCGCCCGGTGGTCAAAGCATTTGGTCTCGCCGTGGCAACATCTCCGGCGTGGTCCCAAGCGCAATGCAAGCCGTCGGTCAAGTGCCGTTCATCGGTGAAGCCATGGGTGGTGGTGGTCAATACGCCACCGATCGCCAGTACGCCGATGCCATGGGTCGCAGGCTGATCTCCGCACTGAGCGAGAGTGGTCGTTACGGTCAGGCTGAAATGAAGTCGATTGAGCAAGAAGTCTCAATCGCAGGCACAGCATTTGACAACCCCGTGGCCTACGGTCAACGCCTGATCGGTATTGACGAAGCCTTGGCCAAGCGTGTCGCAGATGCCCAAAAGGATCTGGCTGACCCGAACATCAGCATCGAGAAGCGCCGTGGTGCCAACGATGTGATCGCCACCATCACCAACTTCCGTCAGACACTTGGCGTGCCTAAACGTGTCAAATCGGTCGAAGAAGCGCGTAAACTACCACCCGGCAGCGAATTTATTGATCCGAACGGTGTCGTTCGTGTGGTCCCCGGGAGGTAAGAATGGCAGATCCGAAAAACGACTTCAGCGCGTTTCCTGAAGCGGGTGTTCAATCGGCAAAATCCGGGGAGTTTGATGAGTTTGCCCCAGCAAACCAAACCCCTGACCTAGCTCAACAGGCAACTGTTGCTGCCGAAACCGGCGCTCGCGGTCTCATTCAGTCAACAGGTCTCATTGGCGGCACAATGCTGGGTGCCGAGCTTGGCACCATGGCCGCGCCATTTACAGGTCCGTTTGCCCCCGCTATGCCTTTTGTAGGCGGCATCGGTGGTGCGCTGTACGGTCTGTACGCAGGGTCTGAGGCAAGCACAGGTCTTGGCCTGCGCAGTCCTGAACAATTGCCACCTGAGCAGCGTCCTGCTGGTTATTTCGGTGAGTCGCTTGGCGGCTCGATGTCTTTTGCAGCAGCACCATTTGCAGCGGCTGCATCGGGCTACCGGTTTGGTCAGACGATGGTTGGCAACTTTCTGAACGACATCATTCAAACAGCCAAGGCATCGCCACTCAAAGTGGCTCTTTCCGAAGCGTCTGCTGCTTTATCGGGTGCTACTGGTGCATTTTTGGCAGAGACCGTTGCACCCGGCGAGGCAGGTAAACGAATTGTGGCTGAGACCGCTGGCGGTGTCTTGAACCCCACTCGACTCGTGTTGGCCGGTGGCGGGTACGTTTACAACGTCGGCAAACAAGCCGTGATGTCCATGTCGCCTGCTGCGCAAGAGACAGCAGCCGCCAAGACATTGCAAGACCTGTTCCGGGTCACAGGTGAAGATCCTCAAATGATCGCCAGAATCCTGCGTGCGCAGGGCGTGGAAGGCGTGTCCGACAAGTTGACGGCTGCCCAAAAGACGGGCTCCGCTGGCTTGGCAGCACTCGAGGATTTCTTGGCCAAACGCAGCGACAAGTTCGGTGCTGAAGCTGGTCAGGCTGCTCGTGATGGCATGGATGCTATTCGTGGCCAGATCACGCTTTTGAGCAGCACCGGTGACCCTCAAGCTCTCGCGGCTGCCGCGCAGGCCCGGTCCGCTTATTTCCGCACCCTGATCCAAGGGCGCGTGGATGCCGCAACTGATCTGGCTGCTGTGTTTGCCCGGGGCATCACTGCGGACACCCCATCGGCCCGCATCGAGATCAGCCAAAAAGCACGAGATGCTTTGGACTTGGCCATCACCGAGTCGCGCAAAGCCGAGTCTGACTTGTGGAGCAAGGTCGACGGTAAACGCAAAGTCGGGTTTGATAACCTGCAGCGCACGCTGGCCGAGATCAAGTCCAACATTGCACCGGATGCCAAAAACGTCCAAGTGCCTCCTGAAGCCCAGCAGTTCTTGGCCCGCATCAGCGCACCCAAGCAAGGTGAGCAGTCGCTCATCATCCTGCCTGAGAACCTGACTCGCAACGCACCCACAGAGGCTGTGGGCACCGATGTGTTCATGATGCGCAAGATGCGCAGTGACTTCCTCACATCTGCCCGCAAAGAAGCTATCGCTGGCAACAACGAGCAAGCCTCGTTCTACAGCCAACTGGCCGAAGCCATTTTGGATGACATGGACGTGGCGTTCCGCGAAGTGGGTGACACTACCTACGATGCTGCCCGCTCGTTCTCCCGCGAGTTCAACGATGTGTTCACCCGCAGCTTTGCAGGCCGCGCTGTGGCCACTGGCCGCTACGGTGACCGCATGGCCCCCGAGATTATGCTGCGCAAGGCCTTGGCCACCGGTAAAGAGGCAGGTGCACTGCAGCTCCAAGAACTCGAGCAGGCCACCCGATTCATGCAGGTGCGCGGCTTTGGTGATGAGACCTCGGTGCGCGACATGCTGGAGGCGCAGGAGCGTTTTATCCGGTTGGCCGCTGCTGAGGTGGTTGACCCGCAAACCGGCTTGGCTGATCCCAAAAAGATCGCCAAGTTCGTGCGCGACAACGAAACGCTGATGAAGCGGTTCCCCGAGGTCAAGCGAGACCTGACTTCTGCATCCTTGTCTGAGCAGGCTCGTCAGCGCCTGCAAGACTTGGCCAAGGGTCAGGTCAACACCATTGAGAAGCAAAAGGCCTTTGGTCGCATGCTGACCTCTGACCCGGTCACCATGGCCAGCCGCGCCCTGTTGTCCAATAATCAGGAAAAAGACCTAATCGACTTGATCAACATTGCCAAACCGGGCTACAAACCCCGTGGCGGTGTGCCCGGTGTTGACTCTGCCACCGCAATTGATGGCTTTCGTGCCTCGGTGTTTGATGCTGCCATCCGGCGCTCGACCGACAAGAACGGCGTGCTCAACATTGCCCAAGTTCGCGGTTTCCTGTTTACTCCCAGTGTGCCGGGTCAAAAATCCCCGATTCAGGTCATGCAGGAGCAAGGTGTCATTGATGCCGCGCAGGTCAAGAACATCAAGAAACTGTTCGACACTGCCGACAACATCGTGCGCTCGCAGACCGCTGGCACGGCCATTGACATCAACACCGGCTTCGGTGATGCTGCGCTGGCCACCATCAGCCGGATGATCGGTTCTGGCATCGCTGGAGCAGGTGCTCGGGCCATGGGCTCCAACACCCCGTCCCTGATCGTCCACGGCGCAGGTGCTCGGTTTGCCGAGACCGTGATCACTAAACTGCCCGGCAAACGGGCCACCACGTTTCTTATTGAGGCCATGAACGACCCCTCGATCATGGCCACCCTGCTGGAAAAGGTGGACACCCCTGCCAAAGCAGCTCAACAGGCTCGCCAAATTCACGCATGGCTTGTACAATCTGGCTTGACTGGTACCCGCGAAGCCTTGGGTGTCAATGACCAACCCGAAGAGCGTCCCGAGTTCTTCAGCCGCACCCGATAAGGACTGATCCATGACCATCAGCACCACAGCTTCCCGCATCTCGTACAACGGCAACGGCACCACCGTTGCCTTCAGTTTCCCCTACCGATTCCTGACCAATGCCGATTTGACCGTCATTCGCGTGGCAGCCAACGGTACAGAGACCACGTTGGCGCTGGGCACCGACTACACCGTGACCGGTGCAGATGATGACGCAGGGGGCACTGTCACATGCGTGACAGCTCCTGTCTCCGGTGCCCGTTTGGTGATCTATCGCTCGGTAGCCATTACCCAAGAGGTGGACTACATCACTGGTGACTCGTTCCCTGCTGAGACCCACGAGCGAGCCCTTGACCGCCTGACCATGGTGGCCCAGCAGCTCCAAGACGCTGTGGACCGCTCGGCCAAGTTGTCCGAGACCAGTACGGCTGATGCCGACACCTTGGTTACCAACATCAACTCGTTGGCTGCCATCGAGGACGATGTGAGCGCAGTGGCTGCCATTGACACGGATGTCAGTGCTGTTGCGGCTATCGACTCGGCTGTGACCACTGTTGCCGGGATCGCTGCCAACGTGACCACTGTTGCCGGCGTTGCTGCCAACGTGACCACTGTTGCCGGCGTTGCAGCCAACGTCACCACCGTGGCAGGTATCGCGGCCAACGTGACCACCGTGGCCGGCAACAACACCAACGTCACCACTGTCGCGGGCATCAGCTCCGCCGTGAGCACCGTGGCCGCTGACGGCACCGACATCGGCGTGGTGGCTGGCATCTCTGCCGATGTGCAGGCGGTGGCCGACATCGCCGCGGACGTGGCCGCTGTCGAGAACATCGCGGCGAACGTCACCACTGTGGCCGGCATCTCGTCGAACGTGACCACTGTGGCAGGGATTTCTGCAAACGTGACCACTGTTGCAGGGATCTCGGCTGCTGTGAGCACCGTGGCAACCAACATCGCCGATGTGCAGAACGCCGAAGAAAACGCAGATGCTGCGATTGCTGCCAAAGATGCAGCTCTCGTTGCCCAAGCTGCGGCAGAAGCTGCTTTGGCTTCGTTCAACGCAACTTACCTTGGAGCTCAGTCCAGCGACCCAAGCGTGGACAACGAGGGTGATGCAGTAACCGCTGGCGACTGGTATTTCAACACTACCAGCAACATCAGCCGAATCTACAGCGGCAGCGCTTGGGGCAATGTGTCTCTTGACGCTGGGATTGTTGTTGGCAAGACAGGCTCAACTGGTTCTGCTGTTGTGCCTGCTGGAACTCAAGCGCAACGCGATGGTTCACCATCTGCTGGCTACTTCAGATTCAACAGCGACACCAGCTCGTTTGAGGGTTACAACGGCACATTGTGGGGAAGTGTTGGTGGTGGAGCAACAGGTGGCGGCGCAGACGCAATATTTATTGAAAACGACCAAGCAGTGACAGCAAACTACACAATCCCAGCGACAAAAAATGCTATGAGTACCGGGCCTGTATCGGTAAACTCTGGGGTAACGGTAACAGTCTCCAGCGGCGCTCGTTGGGTTGTGATTTAAGGAGTTAACATGGCGGTAACAATTAACGGTACAACGGGCATTGCCAATGATGGCGGCTACACAGGTGACGGTGTAGTCTTTGCCGATACAACCCCTGCGAATACGCTGGTGACTACTACTGGCGGTAATGTGGGTATTGGGACGAGTTCGCCTTCTGCTCCTTTGGATGTGCTCACAAACTCAAGCGCAAGCGGTATTGCAGTGCGTGGTCGCTCAGACAACATCTCCAACATTGCTTTTCAAAGCAACAACGGATCAACAAACTACGGCCAGATTCAAGGGCGATCAACAGACTTACGAATCCAAGGTGTAAGTCTTCCAATCACTTTCTATGGCGCAAGCTCCGAGTGGGGACGGTTCGACTCCAGCGGTAACTTGCTGGTGGGGACTACTGTTTATGATATTGTGGGTGCAAACGCCACTGGTTTTGCTGTGTCTGGTGCAGGGGAAGCTCAAATAAGTCGAAGCGGGGGGGTCGCCTTAAAAGTGCACCGCAAAACAAACACAGGCGCACTTGTTGAGTTCTTTTACAACGGGCCGACCATTATCGGCACTATCTCAACAAACGGCTCCAGCACCTCCTACAACACCTCCTCCGACTATCGCCTAAAAGAAAACATCGCACCGATGACAGGTGCGCTGGCAAAGGTCGCTGCACTCAAGCCGGTAACTTACACATGGAAGTCCAACGGCGAAGCTGACGAGGGCTTCATTGCCCACGAACTGCAAGAGGTCTGCCCATCGGCAGTGACTGGCGAGAAAGACGCAGTGGACGCTGAAGGCAACCCACAGTACCAAGGCATCGACACCAGCTTCTTGGTGGCAACGCTCACGGCGGCTATTCAAGAGCAACAAGCCCTGATTGAATCATTGACCGCCCGAGTCACTGCACTGGAGAACCAACCATGAGCAAAATCGCATTATCAGGAAACGCCAGCGGAACAGGTACGCTGACAATCGCAGCCCCCAATACTTCTACTGACCGTACACTGACACTGCCGGACTCTTCCGGTACGATGGCAACAGCAGAGTCAACACTGGCGCAGTTTAACGCTTCAGGTTCTGCTCCAGTGTACGCTGCAAGGGCATGGGTGAACTTTAACGGTCAAGGTACTGTGGCGATTCGTGGCAGCGGCAACGTGTCGAGTATTACGGATAACGGTTCTGGGCTTTATACGGTTAATCTGACGACAGCCATGCCAGATACAAACTATGCAATGACTGGGTTTTTGCGAAGAGATAATGACTCTTCAACTGCCGCAGCTTATCTCACGGCAAATGCTACTCAAACAAAAAGCACTTCCGCTGTTGCTGTCCGCACTGGGTATGTTGACAACGGAGGCAGTGTAGGAACTGCGGATATGCCTGAAATTGATATTGCCATCTTCCGTTAATCGCTACGCTCCATTCACTTCGTTCATAAAGGACAACCATGAACTCTCGTATCATTTACCCAACTGACGATGGCGGCGTGGCGGTCATCATTCCTGCTGAGTGTGGCCTGACCATTGAAGAAATTGCTGCCAAAGATGTTCCTGCTGGCAAGACTTTCAAGATCGTTGATGTTGCTGACATTCCTGAAGACCGTACATTCCGTAACGCATGGGAGTTTGCATGAGCATTACCGTCAACTTAAACAAAGCCAAAGCCATCGTGCATGACATTCGCCGTGCAAAGCGCACTGAGGAGTTTGCACCTTTGGACATCAAGGCAACCATTCCATCTGAAGCTGTAGCCGCTGAAGCTGCTCGTCAGGCTGTGCGCGACAAGTATGCAACCATTCAAGCAAACATTGATGCTGCTGCGGGTGTTGCTCAACTGAAAACCATTGTGGAGAGCCTGTAATGTCTCAAGTAAACGCAAACTCAATTTATGACGCTTCAGGTGGCAGTAATGCTGTCCTGTACGGCGTAGCTGCTCCAGCGAACTCGATGGGCTTTCGCAACCGCATCATCAACGGTGACATGCGGATTGACCAGAGAAATGCTGGGGCGAGTGTGACGATGAGTGCCGCTGTTGTGTACACGGTAGATCGCTGGTGGTCGTTTGAAGACACAGACGGCACGATGACCGCACAACAAAGCTCGACTGCGCCTACAGGCTTCACAAATTCTTTGCTTTGCACAACCACATCTGCTGATGCTTCTTTGGGAGCAACACAGCGTGTTGTCATTTCACAGGCTATTGAAGGCTACAACATTGCGGATTTAGGTTGGGGTACTGCGTCTGCTCAGGCGGTAACTTTATCGTTTTGGGTTCGCTCAAGTTTGACAGGGACATTTGGTGGCGCAGTAAAAAATTCCACCACACGGTCTTACCCATTTACCTACACGATCAGTGCAGCAAACACTTGGGAACAAAAGACTGTCACGATTGCTGGTGATACCTCTGGTACATGGCTTACGACCAACGGTGTTGGGATGAACGTCAACTTTGGTCTTGGTGCTGGTTCTACTTACAGCGGAACAGCGGGGGCTTGGGCGAACTCAGACTTCAACTCTGCCACAGGAGCAACCTCAGTAGTCGGCACAAACGGAGCCACCTTCTACATCACCGGAGTCCAACTTGAAGCAGGGGTTGCATCCCCGTTTGAGCGCGTGGATTACTCGACTCAACTGATGAGGTGTCAACGTTATTACGTTGAGCTTGGCCCTCAACTTGGTACAAACGCCTACCGAGCAATTGGCTTTGGATCGACCTATACAACAACGCAAGGCACATACGTTATTCAAGTTCCAGTGCCCATGAGAATTGTGCCGTCACTTTCTCAAGCAGGGACGATGTATCTACAAAACCTCGGTTCAACTTCTGTCTCGTCCTTTGCGGGGCCGTACACGATGGGCGGGACAATCATTGAAGGCGACTTCACAATGGCTGGAGCAATTGCGTCTAACGCGATAGGCATTTTGCGCTGGAACAACGTAGCAGGGACAAAATCCTTTGCATATTCTGCGGAGCTGTAAATGTATAAACTGATCACAACTCAAGGCGGCCAAAGCGTTATCAAGACAAACGCTGACGGCTCCACAACATCATTTGCAATGAACCCCGCCAACACAGACTACGCTGAGTTTTTGAAGTGGGTTGAGGCTGGCAACACACCACTGCCTGCTGACGAACAAGGTTAATCATGGATAACCAACAACTTTTCAACCTTGTAGTTTCGGTTGCAGGGTTCTTGGGAGCCTTTGTGTTCTATCAGGTGATGCAACGCCTTCAAAGGACAGAAGACAAGCTGTCTGAGATGGAGCGCAATATGCCTTTGACTTATGTGCAGAAAGACGATTACAAGTCTGACATCAAAGAGATCAAAGACATCTTGCGGCAAATCTTTGAAAAACTCGATAACAAGGCTGACAAATGAAAGACTGGGCCGTTGCTTTTGTTGCTGCGGCTTTAGTCTCATGCCTGACTATTTGGGCTGCTTTTTCCATTATTCCGATTCTTCAATGGTGGCTTAGATGATTGGTATGCTGCTTGATCCTGAAGCCGCGCTTGATGCGGTAAACAAAGCGGTTTCTCTGGTCAAGAAGGCCAGTGCAACGGCTCAGAGTGTTGAATCTTTGGCCCCCATGTTGGGCAAATACTTTGATGCCAAGGCCAATGCCATCGCGTCTGCTGAAGCTGCCAAGGCCGGGACTTTCGGTGGTTCTTCTATGGGTAAAGCCCTTGAGATTGAACTGGCGATTGACTCACAGAAAGAGTTTGAAGAAGACTTGAAGCGCCTGTTCTGGAACGCCAACAAGATGGACGTGTGGCAGAAGATCAAGGCTCGGGCAACAGTCATGGAGGCAGAGGCAGCCAAGGCAGCAGGCAAGGCCAAGGAAGACGCTCGGCGCAAGAAGCTAAAAGACCAAGAGGAGCTTGAAACGGCAATTGCCATCATCATCTCGGTCGCCATCTTCTGCGGCCTGATGTGGGGTGGCTGGGAGCTGATCTCCTTTTGCCGACAAAACGGGTGCTGACGATGTGTGGAAACTTCTCAAGTGGTTTGATGTTGGCGCAGATTGGAAGCTCGGGTTTGACCGATTCCTCAAGACTTGCTGCGTTCTCATCCTTGTCCACCACTTGCTGGACATCCTCTATGTCTTGCCAGTCGAGGATTCCAAGTCCATCATTGACTTCATAAAATCCAACATTCCATTTGGAGGCTAATGAGAAACCTAAAGATTTTCACCCTGTTGCTTGTCGCGCTGCTTGCTGCGTGCAATGAACAGTATCGCTATTTCTGCCAGAACCCAGACAACTTCTACAAAGAACAATGTCAGAAGCCACGCTGCCAGTTCACGCAGACTTGCCCAGAGTATCTTGTCGCCCCCATCTTGGAGAAGCAAATTGAACAAACCCGACCAGCCTCAGAGCCAACACCTGTCCGCTGACCAGATTGAAGTCCGCATCTGGGGCTTCGTGGTCATTATGATCACGCTGATCCTGACCTTCATTGTGTTTGCGCTGCTGTACTCTGTGACCTTTGTGACGCAGCCGATTAAGTCGATGGCCCCCATTGATCAGGCTTACACCAAGATGCTCAACGACATTGTGCTGCTGATCGTGGGTGGCATTGGTGGCGTGGTGGGCAAGCGTGCTGTGGGCGCTGCGTCCAATGCCATGAGCCAGCCCAAGCCACCGACACCGCCTGCTGCTGTGCCATGCCAGCCAGTGCCAACAGCGCCAGCACCAGTGGCCTCTGCCTCTACCCTGCCAAACTTCAATTGGATGGGCTACCAGAACCCAGAGCTGGACGAGTCTTGGACACCCGGCCCACCACCAACCACCCCGCCAGAACATCTTGAGGATGACGCAGAGCGCGAGGTGCTGGCTGCTGCACGCAAAGAGGTCGGCTGATGTTTGGCATACCTCGGCCGTGGGCGCTGGGTGGCGCTGCTCTGATCGCAGTGACCACCTATTTCACTGGCCACCACAAGGGCTGGGCGCAGCGTGATGCTGAGATGCAAGTGGAGATTGCTCGCAAGAACGAGGAGTCCCGTGCCAAAGAGCAAGAGATGGCCACGGCTGTGGCCGCTAAAGATGACCAACTGAGAAAGGCCAACAACGATGTCGCCAAGAAACAAACTGATCTTAATCGCCTCATTGCTTCTGGCAGGGTGCGGCTCCCGACCCCAAGTTGTGTACAAGCCCCCGCAGATCCCAGCCCTGCCGCCGGAAATAGCGACCAAGCGAGAAGCCAACCTGACGGACAGACTGGTGAGGCTTCTGACACCGAGCGAGAAACCATCCGGCTCATCGCCCAAATCACAGCCGATGGAGACCGTGCCATCAACCAGCTCAACGCATGCATCGACTCCTACAACGAAATGAGGAAAATCGCCAATGGTCAACGCTGAACAACTCAAGCAATTGCACATCGACCCCAAGTGGGTTGACCCGCTGAACGAGACTTTTCAGCGCTTTGAGATCTTGACACCTCGCCAGCAGGCTGCATTCATTGGCCAGTGTGGCCACGAGTGTGGCAACTTCAGAATGCTGGAGGAGAACTTGAACTATCGCGCCGAGACCCTGATGAAGATCTGGCCCAAGCGCTTCCCGACATTGGAGTTTGCCAAGCAGTTTGAACGCAACCCCAAGAAGATTGCCAACACGGTCTATGCCAACCGTATGGGCAACCGTGACGAGGCATCAGGGGATGGCTTCCGTTTTAGGGGCAGAGGTTGCATCCAATTGACGGGCTCGGCCAACTACTACCACGCTAGCAAGGCGCTGGGTGTTGACTTCATCATGGAGCCAGATCTGGTGGCCACGCCTCAGTATGCTGCGCTGACTGCCGGATTCTTTTGGAACACGCAGAAGCTCAACCCTATTGCCGAGTCGGGCAACAACTTGGCGCTGACCAAGAAGATCAACGGAGGGACAATCGGCCTGAGTGACCGCATCCTCCACACAAACCAAGCTCTCGCCCTGTTGACCCTTGGCGGTTAACGCTTGGACCGTTTAGCGTCGGGACGAGGGCAGTCGTCGGGAGGTATGACCACGCACCAAATGGCGCTGGGCATACCGGTCCCACCGAAGTGCGTCCAC